GTGCGTATGCCAATGCCGCTATAGTGTTGGCATCTTAACCACCCGACCGTGCTAGTCGAACGGAACATCCACGGAAAGCTACCCACATGCTCACGGGTCAGGTTACACCCCGTGCTCGCAGGCCTGTCCGCTTCGGGACCCTCACATACGCAAAACACCATTTTACTCTGGCGCCCCCACACCAGAAACCGCTGCAGGCGGGTAACAGTGCGCCCTCATCGTTGTCGCCTCCCGACGACCCCAGACTGTTCACCGGACTAGCCCCGGCTACTCAGGCATAAGGGTGGAATTAGGGACCAGTCCCGGCCAAGTGGAGCGTAGCCGTCGCCCCACCCGCGTCCCCTACCAGGTGCGTGGATCATTGCATCCTGGACCAACTTATCGTACACCGGCAGCACTCCGTCTTGTCCGCCCGGTCCGTGTAAACCGACGACGGTTAGTGTACGACCCTACGGCCCTGTGTCAAAACACGTAGGTAATTTCACCTTCCACTGGAAGATGACACGTTCGAGCTAATAGCTTCTTATTAAAACCCGGCAGCGGCCGGGGATGAAACAAGTATTAGGCTACGCCCGCCAAGCGGCGGGAACACTCAGCGCCAGATCGGCGCCGTGCTGGTTGATCGTGCCGATGTGGCACATCGTCGCCCACTCGGCGTCAGTGAATTCGCCTGCGCTCACCGTCAGCAGGCGCTTCCACTTCGCCGGGTCTCCGCACTCAAAGCCTGGCATCGGTACTGCGCGGCTCATCACCGTGCCCGCCTCGGGCAGATGACCTGAAACCGCGAGGACGTACTCGCGCACCTTCTCTGCGCCGACGTCGATGCCACCGGCGTTGTCGTCGTACATCGCCTGCAAGAACGCATGCATCGGTTCAACGTGCTTGAACCCCTCGGCAAGCGTCGCGGCAAAAATACGAATGCACGTCTTCAGCTCCTGGGGTGTGACGTCCGTGGTGGTCCAAGACTTCGTCGTCAAGAACCGCGCGACCTCTGGTGTCATTACAATGGTCCCGCCGTCATACTCGACCTCGCTGTCGTGCAACAACGCCTCGTAACCTACGAATCGTAGGTACGCATCCCCCTGCAACGGTTTCCAGACAAGTTTTGGGTACCAGCCCCAACGGAGGAAGAAAGCCTCAACTGGGCAAGGCTCGCCGTCCTTAGCCCAGATCACCTCCTCAAACCGGCCTGCGGTGTCGTCGCCTTCGAAAGCAAAGCACGCCAAATAATTATGACGCACCTCCTTGCCCTTCACGACCTTCAGCGACTTATCACGTGGTGACACGTAGAACATCTTCTTGCCACGGAACCGCAAGAGTGAATCTAACGCTGCCTCGACGAACTCGGGATCGACCAAAAACGCGAACCAAGCCACCAAATTCTGCAAGAAATTGCCTGAACTGGTCACGCGGTCTCCGCTCTCCCGCATCGTCTGCTGAAGGACCAACTTGAAGGTCCTGCGCTCCCCCGTACTGTCACGGTATGACATACGCCAGGTAGCGCACTTGTTGCGATCGTCTACAACACGGTCGAACAGCAGTTCGTCGATGTCCTCGACACCAATCAATCGTGCTATGTGGCGGAAGATGGCCTGCTCAATCTCCTTGAGCGTTTCCGAGATGCCAAACTCGAAAGCCTTCAGGTCGTTTTCCACCCAGCGCGCGCCCTTCCTCATGCCCGACATGTTCTTCAGGAGCCCCTCGATTGCTTCCCGCTTGCTGCGACCCTTGATCGAAGCGTCGCGGAAACACTCGAACGTAACGTGCTCGAACGCGTAGGCCACCTTCGCCAACGCGCACAAGCGCACCTCACCGTGGTTAGCGATGGGGCGGGGCTTGTTCTTCCCTGAGACCTCACTCTTGACGAAAGCCTTGACGACCGTGTCAAAGCCGGCTCCGTCCTGTGAGAGAGCGGCGTTCATAGCCTCAAGTTCGGCTTTCATTGCGGCCTCGTGCGTGAGCTTCTTGGGCAAAGCTGACTTCCGTAAGGTCTCGTACTCCCGCATTGCCTTCTTTACGTTGGCGGAAGTATAAGCCTTCTGGAGCAGCATATCAAGTAGCCGATCACGTGTGGACGCCTCTGAAACTAACGGGTTGTGCACCCCGATACCGATGTTGCGCATGTCATGCGCCTGTTGCAGGTTCCCTGCTGTGTTGGAGTGCAGATAGTTCGGCTTTGCACTTAGCATCGGGAACCGCGCGTGCGCGGTTCGCGAGCCACTCGCGACGCCACCCTCCAATCCGGGTGGCTCAGCCAACTCTGGGCGATCCCCAGGTGCTGCCGTGGTGGTGCTGTGCAGCACGCCGCCTTCCGCATAGGCGCGTTGCTGCTCTTCCACGGCCGTAGC